AGAGCGTAACCTCGGATACGTTCTTGAAAAAGGCGTAGATCAATCTTGGTTTTCTGACCCTAATGACAAGAAAGTTTTTAACTTTTTAGTTAAGCACTATTCAGAGTACCAAGAGTGCCCAAGCCTAGACGTAATTAAGGAGAACTTTCCAACTTACGCCCCAGAAGAAGTGCATGACAGCTTAGATTATTTTATAGATAAGCTGATAATGACTAGACGCCAGCTTTCTATTGTTCGTTCTCTTACAGAGGCTGTTACAGAGCTAGAGCAAAAGAAAGATCATGAAGGCGCTTTACTTGCAATGCAACGCGGAATCTTTGCACTAGAAGAGGCTGGTCTTAATCAATCTAATGACTTAGAAATTACTCAAGCAGCCAAGTTTGCTATTGATGAGTATGAGCACCGCAAGAACAATCCAGGTTTACTAGGATTACCTACAGGCTTTCCCACAATGGACAAGTCAACTTCAGGTCTACAGCCAGGTCAATTGATTGTTATTGTGGCACCTCCTAAGACAGGTAAGTCAACGCTGGCTTTGCAGATTGCTATGACCCAGCATCTAAATGGGCATGTTCCAATGTTTATGTCTTTTGAAATGAGCAATGAAGAGCAAAAGACCCGTTACTACGCTATGCGCTCACGCATCTCCCATCAGCGTTTAATGACAGGTACTCTAACCGTAGAGGAAGAGGCCCGTTATCAAAAGATTACTAAAACCACTGTAGATATGAGCAGTAAGTTTTGGTTTGTAGATTCTTCTGGGGGACAAACTGTTAGCGCAGTTGCCAGCAAAATTCAGAGTAAAAATCCAGATATTATTTTTATTGACGGTACCTACCTTATGATTGATGAAGTTACTGGAGAGGCAAACACTCCACAGTCAATTACAAATATAACCCGTGCTTTAAAACGCCTTGCTATGAAGCTACAAAAACCAATTGTTATCTCTACTCAGGCCCTTAGTTGGAAAATGAAGAATGGAAATGTGACCGCAGACTCTATTGGTTACTCTTCCTCATTCCACCAAGACGCGGATGTGATCTTTGGTCTTCAACGTGAAGATGAGAACGTAGATGACACTCGTACTCTAAAAGTTATTGCTAGCCGTAACTCAGGTCTGAACGAAGTTTCACTCATGTGGGATTGGGATACCGGAGCATTCCGTGAGATGGATGCAAACGACCTATGACAGTTGAAGAGATGACCTCTGCCCTAGAGAACCTAGGATTAACAGTTATTGGAACACGCGGTTGGGAAGTTCAAGCTTCCTGTCCAGGCCACGTAGAACGTACAGGCCATGAGGATCGCAATCCATCTTGGTATATAAACGCTGATACGGGTGCGCACATTTGCTTCTCATGTGGCTTCAAAGGAAACTTCTATTCTCTGCTCTCTTACATGGGTGGTGAAGGGTTTTATGATGAAGAAACTGCACATGAGAGCATGCGTCTTCTTGCGCGCCTTACTCGTGTTCTTGAAGGCCCTAAAGCAAGACCACAAGAAGAAGTAGTAAAAGTAACTGAGTCTATGCTCAGCGCATTTGTTGAGCCTCCTATTGAGGCTTTACACGCTCGTGGAATAACTGTAGAGGCTGCTAAGAAATATCAAATCTTATGGGATCGTCACCACAATAACTGGATTATTCCAGTACGAGACCCTAAAGGAACTTTATTAGGCTGGCAGATCAAAGGGTACAAAACTCGTTATTTTAACAATTACCCTAAAGGTATGAAGAAGGGTCTTTCGATTTTCGGAATTGACCAGTACTCAGGAGGAGATTTGATTGTAGTTGAATCGCCTTTGGACGTTCTACGCTTAGAGTCTGTAGGGGTATCCGGAGGGGTTGCCACCTTTGGTTGCCAGATAACCACAGAACAACTTAACGTTATTCGTGGTGGAGACAGAGTTATTTTTGCTTTGGATAATGATGAGTCAGGCAAAGCGGCTTCTAGAGATATGCTTAAGCGTTGCAAAGAGTTAAACTTAGAAGCTTGGTTTTTTAAGTATGGCGATATAGATATTAAAGACGTTGGTGGTATGAGCAAAGATGAGATACTATCTGGGTTACAAAACGCTAAACATATGATTCACGGGGAGCGCGCTTTATGATTATTGGTCTATCAGGCTACGCAAGATCTGGCAAAGATGAAGTAGCTAAAGTATTAGTTGAAGAATTTGGATTTACAAGAGTTGCTTTTGCAGACCCTATACGAAATATGCTCTTAGAAATTAACCCTCTTGTAGATGGCACAATCTCTTTACAACAAATGGTCAGTGATTACGGATGGGAAGTTGCAAAAAGTTTTCCTGAGGTTCGCCGTTTATTACAGGCTACTGGGGTGTCAGCTAGAAACCACATAAGCTTAGACGTGTGGGTCACAACGGCTGTTAAAAAAATGGACAATAAAGACATAGTTGTTACAGACGTGCGTTTTCGTAATGAGGCGTCTATTCTTCGTTCTATGTCTGGAAGCCAAATTTGGAGAATAGAGCGCCCAGGAACTGAGGCGGTTAATGGTCACGTATCTGAGCATGATTTAGCCAATTGGACGTTTGATGAGATTTTTCACAATGATGGCACACTTGAGGACTTGCGCTCTTTAGTTAAGTCGCATATGGTTCTTCTGTGACCTTTCACGGAACTCTTTTACCTTATCAGCCCGAAGCCGTAGATAAGATGTGCGACCGAGGCAATATGCTTGTTGCCTACGACCTTGGGCTAGGTAAGACTGTCCTCACTATTGCTGCTATAGAGCGGTTGATGGATGAGAACAAAATTGGTGAACCTGGCATTATAATTTGTTTGTCTTCCCTGAAATACCAGTGGAAACATCAAATAGAAAAGTTTACCAATGGAACGTCTACTGCAATTGTTATTGATGGTACCCCTAAACAGAGAGCCACACAGTACGCACAAGCATACGATTGGCGATCTTCTGGGGTTGATTACGTCATACTTAACTACGAACAGGTAGTAAATGACTGGGGCCATGTGTCTAAGTTGCCCCGAGGTTTTGTAGTTCTTGACGAGGCTACGGCTATTAAATCCTTTAAATCTAAAAGATCTAAAGCGGTTAAGAGACTTAAAGACGCACCCTACAGATTTGCATTAACTGGAACTCCAATTGAAAACGGAAAACCAGAAGAGTTGTTTTCAATTATGCAGTTTGTAGATGACAAAGTACTTGGGCGCTTTGACTTATTTGACGGCACTTTTATTGTCCGTAACAACTGGGGCGGAGTTCAGCATTATAAGAATCTTCCTTTGCTCCATAAGACTATGCAAAGCGCTGCAGTTAGAAAAGCCCAGAAAGATCCAGACGTTGCGCCGTTTCTACCCGCGGTTATCCATAAAGATCCTGTAGAGATCCCACTAGACCGCAAACCTGCCAAACTGTATTCTAGAATTGTTAATGATCTTCTTTATGACCTTGATGAGGCTCAAGCTTTATTTGGTTCTTCTTTTAACATCCTTACACATTATGGTGTAGAGAGCGCTCACGGGGGCCCAGAGGATGAAATGCGTGGGAAGATCATGTCTAAGATTGGGTGCTTAAAAATGCTCTGCTCTCACCCAGCTCTTATAGCCACTAGCGCTGCTAAGTTCCATGAAATGAACGGTGAGGGTTCAGCCTACGCCGCTGAGTTGGTAGACGAAGGCGCTTTAGAGGCAATCTATTCCTCTCCCAAACTTGATTACCTTGTGCAGTATGTTAAAGACTTTCTTGACCAAGACGAAGAGAATAAAGTTGTTATCTTTGCTACCTATGTTGACATGGTTGATATGATTGCTGAGGCACTAGGTGAGGCTATGTGCCGTAAGTACTCTGGAAGACTAGACGCCAAGACCAAAGAGGAGAACAAAATTGCTTTTAATACCAATCCTTCTATTCGTGTTCTTGTTAGCTCTGACGCTGGGGGCTACGGTGTGGATTTGCCAGCGGGGAATCTACTTATTAATTACGACCTTCCGTGGTCTTCAGGAACAGCGACTCAAAGAAACGGAAGAATTATTCGCGCCTCTTCTAGATTTCAGTCCGCCGTTATACTCGACATCATTATCGCAGGCTCCATTGAATACAGACAATGGGAAGCGCTACAGCAAAAAAATGCCCTGGCGAGCGCGGTCATTGACGGTGAGGGTATCAATGAAGAAGGCAAAATAGATATGAAAATAGGAAGCTTAAAGCAATTCTTAACAAGCTCTACTGTATAAGAGTTGCTCTTTTAACTAAATTGCATTTTCCGTGAGCTGGTCTTACATTATCAACCACAATTAAGTTTGGTAGTTACAGCGGGTTCCTTTAAGGTATTATTATTCATACAGACATTCTACTACTTTTGGAGGTGGTTAAGTCGCCTAACGCACCTAAGACCCCAACGCGGACCATCCGTGTAGCCGATGACATCTGGATTCCTGTCCAGAAGAAGGCTGCCAAGGAGAAGGTAACCGTTACTAGCGTCATAATTGCGGCGTTAGAAAACTACATTAAGCCAGAGGTTGACAGTAACTAAACCTATTGTTATTGTACCTTCTGTATCTAGGGGGTACCATGAACATAGACGAATTAAAGGCAAATGCCCGTCAATACCTTGGTCTTAAAGACCAGATCAGCCTGCTAACTGGGCGTCAATCCGAACTTAAATCTCGAATTCTTAAAGATATTGACGAAGTTGAAGCCCAAGATAACGGTCATAAAGTAATGTCTTTTGAAGACCCCATTATTGGAGCAGTCAAGGTTACTAAACAACGACGAGTATCTAAGGTTTTAGACATGTCTATTGCCGAGGATTTACTTACTGACAAAGGCATTTACGATACTTGTGTAAAACAAATTACTGTGCTTGATGAGGACGCTATTATGGCTGCGTACTATGAAGGCTTATTGACGGAACAAGACATTGATGCTATGTTTCCGTCTAAGGAAAGCTTTGCACTACTAGTGGAGAATAAATGATTGATCCTACCACTTGCATACATACCGTACAAAAGAACGATAGCGGTACCTGGCAGTGCAGTGAGTGTGATGCTATACTTCCCCCACTTCCAGAAGTTTTTTGGAAAACTCAACAAGGAAATACAAATGACTGACGATTTTATAGATTCTACATTTTCAGACCTTGATGAGTTTTACCCAGGCAGTAAGCGCAAGCGAAAGCCTGTGGTTAAAAAGGAGCCAGAAGTTACTCCAGGTACAAACTGGGACGTAACTCCAAAGCTTCGTACTTTACCAAATGGCAAGGACGTAGAAATGTTTACAATTGGTGCCTTAGCCTCTGCGTTAGGGCGCCCAATAATTACTATCCGAACTTGGATAAAGGAAGGGTATATCCCTTCCGCACCTTATAGACTTCCATCCACGAAAGACGTGAATGGGGATGTCCATGCTGGTAAGCGTCTATACTCAAGAGCAATCATTGAGAAGACACTTCAGCTTTTTGATAAAGCTGGCGTTTTGGAAACAAAGCGTATAGACTGGGCACAACACCGACAGCTTAGTAATGAGCTGGCCGAGGCGTGGAGTGAAATTCGCGCAACCGAACTCAACTAATATAAAGGAAATAAAATGGCAATTAATCGCACAGAAGAATATATCCCCGCAGCAGATGCGTTTGACATCGAAGCAATCAACGCACGTCCTTCACAAGGTTCTACAGCAATCCAGTCTGGTTGGGATGCAGGAGAATCACTAACACCTAAGACAGGTGACTACGCCCGTGAATTTAAGTTTACAGATGGCGGCTTTCAAATTGTAAAGTTCCTTGACGAGAACGGCCCCTTTGCCGTTTATCGTCAGCACTTCCTTAGCAATAAAGAGGGTCAAAAGTCCTACATTTCACTTGGGGCTAACGATCCATTATGCGTGAAGCTTGGTAGCAAGCCAGAAGAAAAGCGCGCATTCTCTATTGTTAATCTATCTGCAGAAGGCGGTCCACAGCGTCAGAAGCTTATTGCTTCACCTCGCCTATGGAAGTCTTTACATGCAGTTCATTTCTCCCCACAAGGGCCATTAAACCGCAACTACTTTGCCCTTGGACGCACTGGTAAGCAGCAGACAACCGCTTATCACATTAATCCCGTAAAGCCGCGTGACCTCATGGAAGACTGGGGTATTAACGAGGCTGCTGCCGAAGAGGCGGTTAAGTCTTTTGTACCATTCACTAAGGACGATCTTAAGATGCCCACATGGGATGAATTAGAAGCAATCGCAAACTCATTGCTCTAATATAATAATGGCGTTGCTATAGAGTCAGTGACTTGTCCCCCTCACTGGCTCTATAGCACTTTACAGGGGATATTAATTTGAATATTATTACGACTAAAGAGCAACTTGATGAGATGGTTGCTTATTATTTACAACAAGATGCCTTTGCATTTGACGTAGAAACCGTAGGTTCTCACCGCGGTGTTCCAGCAGCAAATGAGGTTATGTGGATTTCTTTTGCCACTTACGGCAGAGGTGATGTTATTCCACTAGGTCACCCTAACGGTGAATTTATAGAGTTAATACGCCCGCTTACAGGGCAAGGTCAAAAGCGCGTAGACGCAGGTCTTCCTGCCCGCCCTTTAGATTACTCAAGAGATGACAAGAAGGCCACAAAGGTGTTTGGCCCAGCGCCTGAGCAGTTATTTCCTGCTGAGGTATTTAAAGCTTTAGAGCCTCTTATGTTTAATGAAAACATTCTTACAATCGGACATAACCTTATGTTTGACTTATGCTCCGTTACCAAATACTACGACGGTAATATACCCACAGGACCTTACTTTGATACGCTTATGGCTTCATTTTTGTATGATAGCAAGAACACAGGAAGCCTAGGGCTTGATGACTGCTTGCAGCGTGAGTTGGGTTTTTCAATGGAAAAAGGTATTGGGCATAAAGTAGAAGAATACTCATTTACTGAGGTAGCTAAGTACTCTTATTTAGATTCTAAGTACACATTCTTGCTTTGGAAAGTTCTTGTTCCTAAACTAGAAGCCTCCGAGGTGGTTAAAGTTATGGCGCTTGAGATGGATGTACTGGCTGTACTTTGCGATATGAAGCTCACAGGCGCTCCAATTGATACCGATCAGTTGTCTATTCTTAAAGATCGTTTTGAAAAAGAACTAGAGGCAGTGAGATCCAAGATCTACGGTATTGCGGGTAAAGTATTTAACTTAAACTCAAATGTAGAAAAGCAAGAAGTTCTATACGGACCTGTCTCTGAGGGTAACCGCGGTTTGAAACCCAAGTTACTTACTGGAAAAGGTAAGAAGAAGAATGAGGACGAGCTTAACTACAACGACTACTCAGTCTCTGCAGACGCTTTAGAAGAGTTTAAAGATGATGAGTTAGTTGCTGCTCTACTTGAGTACCAAGAGCTTAATAAGTTGCTTAGCACCTACGTTATTCCATACATGGGTGGCGAGGTAACTAAGACTACAAATGGTAAGGCAAAGACCGAGACCCGTGAGAGCATGCTTATTAACGGTCGCATCTACGGTGACTTTGTTCCATGGGGCACTGAAACTGGCCGTTTCTCTAGCCGTAATCCAAATCTACAAAACTTACCTGCTCCTAATAAAAAGCTAGGCCCAGACAAAGATCACGGCACAGCTATTCGTAATTTGTTTGCTGCTCCAGAAGGGTACAGCCTAGTGGTGGCCGACTACTCTCAGATTGAGCCTCGTGTTCTTGCCTCAATGTCTAAAGACCCAGTTTTGTTGGGCACTTATACGACTGTGGGTCAGAAGGGTGACATCTATACCACCATTGGTGAGACTATGGGGGTAGAGCGCAAGGCGGGTAAAGTTCTTGTTCTTGCAATGATGTACGGAGTAGGTCCTGACAAGATTGCTAGCCAGATTGGGTGCTCCGTTCAGGATGCTAAAGACTTGCTAAAGCGATTTGAGCAGGAGTTTCCATCAGTTGGTGCCTACCGTAATAAGGTAATTGGGGTATCACGTACTCTAGGGTATGTATCAACTCTACTTAACCGCCGTCGCTACCTTCCAGATATAACTTCAAAGGTGGTAGGATTCAGAGCCTCAGCCGAACGACAGGCGTTTAACACACGCATCCAAGGATCTGCTGCGGACATTATCAAGCTTGCTATGGTTCGCGCTCATAACTTGATCCCAAAGGAAGCCAAGATACTATTAACAGTGCATGATGAATTGGTAACTATCACACCTAATAGCTGTGTGGAAGAAACCAGAGAGGCTATCCGCGAGGCTATGGAAGATATCAATCTTTTAGATGTACCATTGATTGCAGACATCGCAGTGGTTCAGAAATGGGGCGAAGCAAAGTGAATCTATTTAAACGTAAGAAGAAAGAAGCTCCACAGATCATTTCTATGGAAGTTCCATTTACTACGCTTTCACGCTGGTACTTATATGACATTGAACCTGTAGATGACGTTAACGGTCTTGCAGAAGTTATTGGCCTTTCACCTATTAGCGAAGAGGGTGATGAGAAAGAGCGACAAGAGAGTGAAGCACGTGTTGAAAAGATAATTCCTCTTATGCCTTTCTTAGACCACATGTCAGACGTTAGCGCTGTAACTATGAGCGCTATTCATTTACATGGGTTGCTAGATGAAGATCCAGACATGAGTGATGAGGAGCTAAAAGAAAAAGCAGAAGCTGTTAAAGATGTTTATAAAGCTGTTGCTTTATCAACTTTAATGGGTACTTTTTCTGTGGCATTGAATATTGGTATTATCCACACAGATACTGTAGACTCAGGCGTACGAGAAGGTGAGGATTATCTATGAGTAACGCAGACTGGTTTGCAAAGAAGCTTAACAACCCTCCTGTTCAACCAAACTACCCACAGCCTCCTGTTCCTTATGTTGCGCCTCAACCCGCAACTTATGCGCAACCTCCCCAACCACAGTATCCACCTGCACAGCAGGTAACCCCACAGGCACCTCGTTGCCCTGGGTGTGGTAGTGGTAACTACGGAAGCAGTGAAGGTGCTAAACCTCGTTGCTATGATTGTGGATACCCTATTCAACAATCAGGTAGCGGTTTAGGTAAAGGTATTGTTAACCCAGGACAATCTTCAGCAGGTCCCGCCGTACCTGCACGACAAGTTGCATCAGGCGGTTGGAATCCAGGAACTATCATAGGACACATTTAATGACAACGATGACGGGCGATTTAGCAAAAGTAATTGTTAATATTAACAAGAAAATGGGCGCAGATACTGTAGTACTGGGTTCTGAGATAACCGAATCTGGCGGGCGTATGACTACAGGTTCTATTGCTGTAGATGTTGCGCTTGGCGGTGGATGGCCTACTAACCAGTGGCATGAGATTATTGGAGAGGCTAGTAATGGAAAGACTGCTTTAGCCCTAAAAACTATTGCGGCTAACCAAGAACGCAATCCAGAATTTACAGCAGTATGGGTAGCCGCTGAGGAGTGGGTGCCTGAGTACGCTGAGCTTTGTGGGGTTGATACCTCCAGAGTGTATGTAGTTTCAACTAACATTATGGAGGAGGCGTATGAAGCCGTTATTCAACTTACAGAGAGTAAAGCTGTTGATTGCATTGTCATTGATTCCCTTCCTGCTTTGGTACCTGGGGCAGAAGACGAGAAAGAAATGGAAGAATCAACCGTAGGTCGTTCCGCTTTATTGACTAATAAGTTCTTCCGTAAAGTAGGAAAAGCATCTAAACGCTCTTTAACTTCCCCTGAGAGACCTTTTATTGGCATCATTATTAACCAATGGCGCTCAAAGATTGGTGTTATGTACGGAGATCCTCGTACAACTCCAGGAGGTTTAGGTAAGGATTACGCTTTCTTTACACGTCTTGAGGTTCGCCGTGATGAATGGATAGAGGCGGGTACAGGACAAGAAAAACGCCGTATTGGACAGTCAATTAAAGTCCGTGTATTGAAGAACAAGTCTGCTCCACCCTCACAGGTGGCAGTTGTAGACTTTTACTTTGCTGAGGGCGGAGCAGTTCCCGCAGGTTATTTTGATTTTGCCAAAGAAATTTTAGCTATTGGTATTCTTAACAAGGTTATTTCTCGAGCTGGAGCTTACTATCGTTATGACTTTAATGGCGAGACTAGACAATTTCAAGGACAAGATGCTATGATGTCTACTATACGGGAAGAGATTGATCTCAAGGAAGCTCTAGAGCGTGATGTTCTAGACTCAATTAAAGCTAACTCTAAGTACGTTAATGAAGAGTAAAGGCCTGAGAGAATCTCAGAAGCACGAGGCACGACTCGCTGAAACTATTGACGGGAAACGTAATGCTGGAAGCGGTGCTTTCTGGAGTCGTAAAGGTGATGTTCGTTCTAGTGACTTATTAATTGAGCACAAGTGGACGGGCAAAGCCTCCTTTACTGTCAAAGCGACAGTTCTGGAAAAGATTGTCAAGGAAGCAATTCTTGAAAGCCGTATGCCTGTGCTAGGTATAAGCCTTAACAACGAGAATTACGTGATTTTAACCGAAGACGACTTTCTAGAACTGCGCCAAACCTTCCAGGAGTGCACTTGTTCACAGAAGATCTCGGGCCAGAGCCTTGGCGATACGAAGCTAAATGCCAAGGAATGAATACTAATCTCTGGTATCCGCCCAGGGATAAAAATCAATACAAAGAAATTGCAGATGTAGCAAAGGCTATCTGCTACGGCAAAGACGGTTTACCCGAATGCCCAGTGCGAAAGCAATGTCTACTATACGCAGAAGAAATGGAAGATACCCACGGTATCTGGGGTGGCATGAGCCATAGAGAGCGAAACGCGTTAAAGCGTAAGGCTGCTAAGGCTGGACTTACTTTAGAGGAATGGGTTAATACTAAGAAAGTGTGATAGGTTAGCCTCATGGCCACAAGTAAACTTCAAAAGTTAGCAGACATAGGTAAAAAGAACACTAGAGTTCTTGGTAGCCTAGAACGATATCTTTTATCTAGACCTAGAGATGCCTCTCGTCGCACAGATGTTCTGCATCCATCAGAGATGGTAGATCCTGCTTGGTGTCATAGAGCTTCCTACTTTCATTTAAAAGGCGAGGCAATTGTTGACACTCGTTCCACAGGTTTAACCCTTGCTACAGTCTTTGAAGAGGGCCATGCTATTCACCATAAGTGGCAAACCTGGTTTGGTGAGATGGGTAACCTCTACGGTAAATGGGAATGTATTAATTGCGGTAAGCAAGAGTGGGGATTAGCTTACCCAGAATGCCCCAGTTGCGAGGCTCCTTGCACTGTTTATAAAGAAGTTTCTTTATATTATGATCCCCTACAAATTGCAGGTCACGCTGATGGTTGGTTAATTGGGCTTGGAGAGCCCTTAATGCTTGAAATTAAATCTATTGGCATGGGAACGCTTCGATTTGAGGCCCCAGAGTTATTGGCAGAAAACGATAATGACTTTGAAAAAGCATGGAAAAATCTTAATGCCCCTTTTATGAAGCATATTATGCAAGTGCAAATTTATATGAAACTTGCCGAGCTTATTGGGTATGATAATGTCCCACAAGAAGCCGTTCTTATTTATGAGGCTAAGCCCAATCAACAAGCAAAAGAATTTGTTGTACCAAAAAGCGATTTTGGGATTGCACATTTATTTGAGGCTGCTGCTATGATTAACGAGTGTGTTAAAAACAATACGCCGCCTGCCTGCAATATTTCTGCAGATGGGTGTGGAAAGTGTAAGGGGTACAATGATTAATATAATTGCTGAAGGTATTAGCGAAGATGTTATGAGTATGCTTGAAGATCAGGGGTTGCCAATCAAGCGAACTCTAGATATTGCGGTTCCACCATTTCCAACTGATATTACTTCTATTGATGACTCACAGTTAATGGATTTGGCAACTAAGTACATGGAAAACTATAACTTTTTATTGACACAGGTTTCGGTCGCTGAACTTGCGGTTACAGAGGCTGAGAATAACTATAAGAAGCAAGAGGCCAGACTCACTTTAGAGAAGTCTGCTGACCCAAAGGTAAAAGCCACTATTATTAAAGCCGTAATCTTGACAGACCCAGACATGGAAGCCATGGCCTATGGGGTGTTTAAGGCTGAGGCTTACCATAAATTACTTAAGACCATGATGGATAACTTAGAACGATATTATCAACTTACCAGCCGTGAGTTGACACGACGCACTTCCAGAGCCCGCGGGTTCTAATGAAGACCTTTGACGGCGGCCTTGTAGGCAAAGATGTGTGGGTGGGTATAGATCAGTCATATAGCGGATTTGCTATAACCCTACTTAATGACAGCGGCTACAAGACCACCGTTTATAAGGCAGAGCGCCGTGGTATCCAAAGATTGCAGGAATTAAAAACACATTTGCTAGACGTTATACTTGACTATAACGTTAAAGACGTGGCTTTGGAAGGTTACGCGTTTGGTTCACAGATGGCCAATATGCTTGGTGAGCTTGGCGGTATGGTAAAACTAACTCTATTAGACTGCGGTTTATATCCTTTGATTGTCCCTCCCACTACCCTAAAAAAGTTTGCTACAGGAAAGGGTACGGGGGTATCAAAGAGCCAGATTTTGCTTAATGTTTATAAGAATTGGGGAGCAGAGTTTACTGACGATAATGCTGCCGATTCGTATGTGCTTGCAATGATTGCTGCTGGCAAGTATACTCATGCTTACCAAAAAGAGATTTTTACTAAACTACAAGACCCAAAATTCCGGGAGAGATAATGGCCGCTTACACTTTAACCTGTCCTACTTGCAAAGTATCTACGAAGGCTTCACTTCCCTTTGATAAAGCAAACACCACTTTTAAATGCCCTAAGTGTAAGTCAGAGATGACAATGACCTTAGACTCTGCACAAGGTAACGGGCTTACTGGCACAGGGTGGATTGGGCATTTACAATCGCCACAACCCGCACAAAGCACTCAATCAACTCAAGGAACACAAGGCGTACAGGGGTAATTAAATGGAGCTTAGTAAGACACAGGCAAAACGAGCACAGCGCTTAGAAGACCAGCAAGAGTTTATTAAAGAACGCCGTAAGCAACAGTTGTACATGCTAGAACAGGCTTATCAAGTAGGTCTTAAAATTTATGAAGATAATAAAGATAAATTAAGCCCTGAAGACACGGCTCAGATTGAAGCTATGAAAGAGGATCAATTAAAGCAGTTGGAGGCCCTTCGTGCCCAGATCGGTTAGAGAGATTAAACCTGATTACTCAGGGACAATGGACTACGCTGATCAGGTATGCCATGAATGCCCTCATTGTGAGTCTAATTTATGGAATTTAAAGGTATCGTTTGAGGATTATGAGATATCTCAGTACCTTTTAGAGATGGAATGTGCTATTTGCGGTTCGTACGCCCAGGCTCCTACCCCTGTTGATAGACCAGGGGTTTAGCCTTAAAACAGAGGGGTAACCCCTCATAATTTATGCTACGGGGAAATACAAATCGTAACCCAAGGAGCATAAATTGTCAGAAAAGTCAGAAGATATCCTGCGCGTTTCCGCAGGTTCTAACCCACAAGCCCTAGCCTCAGCCATTGCGCACTCAATATATGAGACGCGAGAGGCCAAAATTCGTGCCGTAGGGGCAGGCGCTGTAAATCAAGCCGTTAAAGCCATTGCTATTGCCCGAGGGTACACAGCCCCACGCGGTATTGACCTGGTTTGTATCCCTGGTTTTGCCAGCATTAAAAGCCATGATGGGGATATCAGCGCGATTGTGATCCAGATTCTTCCTAATTAAGCCTGTATTTCACAGGTAAATACCGTAAAGTTAATTAAACCCTCGGCCAAGGAGTAACATGAAAGATACAACTAAAAACCCTAAGCCTCTTGCACCAGTAGATGCAAAGAAGACTAGCGTAGATTTTAAGGATGCCTCATCCGCACCCTCAGCTAATACTAAGCCTGTAAAAAAGAAAAACACTCAGGCTGGCGACCCAACCATTAAAAACTCAGCTATTCGTACACACGTAAAAGCTACAAGTGGTGCGCGCTATGGTGTTCGCGTTAAGTTCCAAGCATCAGAGTCACCAGAAGCAGGTGAGACCCAAGCTAATGGTCGTCTACTTCCTCCAGCTATTAAACGTCAATCACAAAACTTTGGCGCTGGAATGGCAGACCACAACTAAAATGATTTAAAACTTAGGCTGGTGCTAACCACACCAGCCTATTTTATTGTGTGGAAAGTTTTTGCTACAATAACCGTTCTACTAAAGGAGCATTATGACTACCATCGCAGCTATCCAGGGTGACGGCTGGGTTGTTATGGGCGCCGATACACAGGGCACCTATAACGATGCTAAGCGCCTTCTTATGAAGGGCGATAAAGTCTATAATAATAACGGTATTCTTATTGCAGGGTGCGGTATGGGTAGAGGGCTAGACCTTATGCACAAGGCTTGGGCTGCACCAAAACCTCCTCGCCCTATGTCACCAGAGAAACTTGATTACTGGATGGCAAAAACATTTATCCCAAAGATGCGCCAGTTATTTATTGACGCAGGATATGACATGAAAGATGATTCAGAATACGCAACCCATGAGTCAGTGTTCCTCATTGCAGTACAAGGAACCCTTTATATTATTGACGACGACTACTCCTTTGATCGTGAAGTGCGGGGCTCCATTACCTCTGGGTCAGGCGGGGATTTTGCCCAAGGCGCCCTGGCTGTTCAAACCTGGGAGACTAAAGGCGAAGCGATTGCCGCTATGATCAGAGCAATAGACGCAGCTAAAGAATATGATGTATACTCTGGCGGAGAAACAAAGATATACGTACAAGACTACTAAGGAGTAAAATGCCCACTTATGAATTTAAATGCGATAAGTGCGAATCCTCTGTAGATTTAAATATACCTTTTCACGCCGCTGAATCTGTGCCAGTATGTACTACTTGCGGAGGCAGTATGCGCAAATCCTTTACCTCACCTGCCGTTCAATTTAAAGGCGGAGGTTGGGGAGGCCAATAATCTTTACATTTTATACCTTTAGTGTATAATTATAGTGAGTCGCCGATTGGGACTCATTAACCTATATCGTCTAAGGAGATATATTATGACATCAAGCTATCTAAACCCTAAACAAAACCCCTATATCACTAGCCCGCACGAAGACTGGCATAAAAATAATGACCTTACAAAAACGTTGGTGCCAGCCACGCCTAACCTAACGGCAACCCTTATTACTCGGGGTATCGGTTTCGCACCTCACTTTAAATTCCTAGAAACTTACCTAGGAAGCACAGGCACTACTAAATATCCCCCATATGATCTAGTGTCTACGGGCGAAAATAAATACGAAATTCGTATGGCAGTTGCCGGTTTCTCAAAGGATGAAATTGAGATTAACGTAGAACGCGGAGTGCTCAACGTAGTCAGCACCTTTAAAGAAGAAGATAGCGCCCTTAAAGATGACAGTGCTTACATCCATAAAGGCATTGCTGAACGTTACTTTGCTAAGTGCTTCCCCTTAGCAGAGCATGTAGAGGTCAAATCAGCTGAGCTAAAAGACGGAATTTTAACTATAAAACTGGAACGAGAAGTGCCAGAAGAGTTAAAACCCAAATCAATAAAAATTAAATAATACGATGAAACACCTGCAAGACCCCGTGGCGACACGGGGTTTTGCTTTTATATCACAAAATCTATGGTAGGATGGTCGTGTTGTATACGCGATAACGACACGGAGGACGCATGATAGAGGTATTACAAAAGCATATAGATGCGCGTACAAAAGGCGCTTTATGCAGTGTAGCTAGATGGATACTAACACTATCCAAGGCAGAACAGCAAGCTTTTTCTAATATTATGGAAGATAGTTCTAAAATAAGTATTGCTAATCTATACAACGATTTAAATGCTGCAAACCCTTTGCCCTTTAAACTAACCGCATTTCGCTCACACCTCAGAAAGTACTGCACATGTCAAAAATAAGCATTTTAGATGTTTTAAATACCGCAATTAACACAGATTCTAATATAGGTGATTGGTCTTGGCCACCTGTTCAGCAAGCAAAGCCCACCATAATTAAACCCGCAACTTATGGCGGAAAAACAAAAGCAAGCAAGAGCGGTTACCGCCTTGTTATGTTTGTACCAGATCCCCAGATCGGTTACCGTAAATATGAAGACGGCACACTAGACCCTTTCCATGATGAAGCGGCAATTGACGTGCATTTTCAACTGCTTGCTTACCTTGAAGAGCGTTACGGAGTGGATGAGATTGTCCACCTTGGAGATTATTTAGATTTACCTACAATGGGCAAGTACGCACAGGAAGAGATGTTTGCCCACACAGTTCAGCCTGCTTTGGACTACGGCCACAACCTATTAGCCAAGCAGCGCGCCACCTGCCCAACAGCAAAGATTACTTTATTAGAAGGTAACCATGATTGCCGTATGCAGAAGTATGTAATTATGAATGCTATGGCAAGCAAAGGTATCAAGCGCGCTAATGCAAAGCCAGAAGACTGGCCCGTTATGTCCGTTCCTTACCTTCTACGTTTAGAAGAGCTAGGGGTTAATTATGTTGGTGCTTATCCCGCTGGGGAGTATTGGCTTACTCCTCACCTTCGTGCTATTCACGGCACTACAGTACGTAGCAACGGTAGTACCGCAAGTTCTTATGTCAATAAGAATCCACATGTTTCCACGGTCTTTGGACACGCACACCGACAAGAGTTACAGTATAAAACAGTGGCAAATGGAGACGGCCCTATCAGAAGTGTGTCTGCTTCTCCTGGCTGCCTTTGCCGAGTTGATGGCGCTGTACCTTCTTATGGCTCGGGGTTAACTGATCAAGGCCGTCCAGTAAAGCACTGGGAGGACTGGCAACAGGGCGTTATGATTGGCTGGGTTCACGAAGATGGACACTTTACCCTCCAACCTATTCATATTCAAGATGGTTGGGCAATTTACGAAGGCATTGAATTTAGTGCTAAATAAGAAATAAATAGTCGTATACTTGGGGTACATACTAGAAAGTAGGTGCCCCATATGGCTAATCCTAGCCCACATCAGAATGTGCAGAATTTAGGCGCATCTGGTATGTATGGCACTAATACCGTTTATGGCGGTGGTGGTGTTCCTGTCGCACGTAGTGAATTGGATTTCCTTCGTCTTGGTGTGGGACGTGCACCCCAAGCGGAGTATCCCTGACGGCTATTTAGGAACAATCCGTTCACGTAGAGATGACAGAGGCCGAGACTCAAGCGCCTCAGATAAAGTCCTTAATTCATTAAAGGTACGCATTGGCCAGCGCTCATACCAGCGTGGCGTTCACCATGGTGAACGTATTGATATTCAAGATTATTATTATCCAGAAGGCCTTGACCCAATGGCAGGCATTCGACGCCAAATGAAAGGCGTTAGAGATGGAAATGTTATTCGTGTAAAGCGCGGAGTAGAAGACGCAATGTTTGCTCCAGCCCCACATTTACCAAATGATGGTAAAGCAAATATGCGAAGCACTTCCCCTATGTCACTAGACAAGCGACGTGTAGATCAAATGTCCCGTATGCGAACCCCTTGGAGATAACACATGGCTGGTAGATATGCAGATGGTGTTTATAATCGTCGCCCATGGGTAGCGCCCACAGAGGCTGCGTACCCTCCCCAAGAATATATCGGGCCTTTTCAGTCTAACCAAGAGCGTTTACTTAGCCAATCAATGGCGGTTTGGACAATGCCACGCGCAGAGATTCAGCAGTATGTCCGACCCCCTATGCCCCAGATTAAGTTGTTTCCTCCTCGTTTTGGGTATTCGGAGAACGAAATTACTATTGAAGACATTGCGAAGATGCCTCGTAAGACTGCAACAACCCAGCGCGTAGAGTCCGACTTTAGCCAGACCCCAAATACTACAGAGTCAAGTAGCACTAACTCGTTAGGACCAACAATATGAAAAATGACCCAGGGCTATTTACAGATAGTAACGGCGACGGCATGGCTGGGGCGCATGATGTCAGCCTTCAGACCCAAAAAGATTTAAATAGAACCTCATATATGGGAGATCGTGCCTGCAAAGCCTGCGGTACACACATTGACCCTGTACAATCGTTACTAAATCAGGACGTATGCCCGCCTTGCAGTCGCAAGCAGAAGTACTCCCTAGTGAAAGGCCGAATGGCATGACAGTACGTAAAGCGCGTTCAGAGAACGCTTCATTGGAAGTTGGCGCAACTGACGGAAAGTACCGTAAGCGTCGTCCTAATACAGAGATTGACCCAGGCATGGGTGACCAACTTGTAGTTAAGAACCGCGCAGGTCTA